AGAGAACTTCTCCTTGGTTTCGTCAGCCCTCATCATGAGCAACTGGAAAACCAGCACCACAGTAGACGGAAGGACCGTGTCTCGGTTACATCTGCCGGCATTAGGATACATATCAGACTCCTTGAGATTAGGCCGTGCCACGTCTGAGCTGAACGGGTGGATATCTCAGCATTCTCACCTACATTGGCCACAGATCGGTCCATTCACTGTCAACCACGTAATCCTCCCCACTGCTAACGGCGCCCACGTGTATGTCCCTGGTCCAGAAGACCCAAACTACAGAGAGCCCTTCGTTAATGGGAAGCCCGCTCCTAGAGTAGGTGTTCGGCCGGATCACTTGAAGTTGCTGGTGGGAGCTAAGGAGACATCAATGATGAGTTCAGAAAGCCTGCTAAGCTTAGCTGAGATTATTACCAGCGCATTCCAGGAGTTTGACAATGAGATGGTTAAAGAGTTGACGGTGCCAGGAGAGCTAGCCCATCTCAAGAATTACGCTAATCATGATTTAACCGGGACAGTTCGGTACGCTCGGTTTGCATTGGGTGTGGTGCTCTTATATAATAATGAGCCGGTTTTCCCTGACAAATCCCAAGTCCTTTTGAAGTATGCCAACCAGGGGATGGACTCATTCTTTGCTGTCCGAAATTGCGACCAAGATCGAATGTTGGGATTAAGGGTTGGTAGTTTAGCCCACACACTTAGGCAGCAACCAAGGGCCATGTTGGACACACACGTGCTCGGGGATGGGAGCACTATCGTCAAGTTAATTGTCACGGGTGCCTCTGGAGCCTTAGTGATTAGGGATGGGCTTGGGCTAAGGATTGGTGGACGTGAAGTTGGCAGTGGAGTGGATGAGGTAATCACCAACCAGCTTGAGCAGATTAGACTGTCCAATCTATCCGCCCAAGGAGTCTCCCATTACAACCATGTCGCCCCGGCGGCTAGCGCAGCCCCAGTCGTTGGAGGAGATGGGGGATATCTGTCGCTAAGTGTCCCTCAACGTGAGACTTTCGTAAACGCCCTAGGGTTGAAGGAAAGTGATGATCCCGCAGCAAAGTATAACGAATACTTGAAAGATAAAGCAGCCCCTCAATTTCAGAGCTACGCTATGTTCGTTGAGTAGATGATGCCAACCAGAGGGCCTTGGGGCGCTCCTCTGTCGTCGTGGTCGAGCTCAGGCATGAGAGGGGAGAAGTCGATGTTGT